GGCTGGTCGTAGAGCACCTCCTCCAGAGAGATCACGTGCTCGTGGGGCGACAGGCGGCGCAGAGCCTGTATCTCCCGGAGGTTATTCACCTAGTAACATGGCATGAAGTCAGGGTACTCTATACGGAATGAATGGCAAAGATAAGATTCGTCCCTCAGTAGTATAGTTCAGTTACCTGGTCGATGCTGTCGAACCTGTTCTTCATGCATTTGATGGCGTGATACCGACCATCCTTTACGTTCTGGGCCTTCAACACCTCACTGAAAGTGCCTTCCCCTTTCTTAGCCACCAGTCTGTATTTCCTCATTCTTGTCTCTGATGTAATTTAAGCAGATCGTAGCTAGCTCAGTCAATTTAATTGTTTCTCAGTATACTACTTGCTGCTTTATGGAACTAAAACTGAATGAAGAGATCTCCCACTTAGCTTAGTACATTTTTCGTACACGAACAGATCGACCAGCAACAAATGAGACTGCCGTCGAATCAGTGCCGAGACCCTGCAGGATGATAACGTGGTAGTACAAGTTGGCACCAAAGATGTTATCGACAACACCGTAGCGGGTCAAGAGACCAACACGGGGAGCGAAATCATTGGGTCCAATTGTTCTTTGTACCATGACAGGGATGTATGGGCAATAGATGATACCAGTGTCGTAAAACTCTGGTCCCTTGTAGCCCAATAGGGCGTACTCAAGACGAGCATTACGGGTGACGGGAGCTGCGGCGTTTCCGGCGTAGTTTCCACCACCAGCGGCTTCAAATTGTGCCTCTGTACGTGTGTCACGATATACATTGAATCTACCAGCGAGAGTACCAACCTTTGCGACTCCAACGGGCTGAGTATTAACGTTGCCCTGGACTGGTACCCACTGAAATTCAGGGAGCATTTCCAAGATTGCGCAAACGCGAGGGGTAGCAACAACAAAGTTGGCGCTACCACGGCGATTACGAACGGCAATACGATTAGCTTCGATGATGAGCCTTTGATAGAAGTCACGGTTACGTTCAACCAACCAACGGCCGTCTGCTGAAGCAGGAGACCAGATAGAATAACCGCGGCCAAAGCCACCGTTAAGAGCTGTCTGGATCATTCTGATGATCATTTCACGATCGATTTCGGCCTGTAGCTCATAAGACATAGCGTTTGTGAGCTCAGTGTCGATATCAATACCGTTCATGTTCTTCAAATCCTGCTCGAGTTCAACGGACCAGCGGGCAGCGAGCCTACGAGTACCAGCCTCAACGGCTGTCTTTTCGAAGCTAACTACGATCTGAGGGATCTTGGATGTGAGCTCAAAGTTGGCAAGCAACTGAGCAACACCCTGATCACTAGCAACCATTGAGAAGTCTGAGTTTCCAGAAAGATTGGAAGCAGAGGTACCAGTGAATCTAGAATCTAGATACTGATAACCGAGTTCTGCACCATCAGACTGGGACTGAGGACCACCAACGGGACCACTGACGTTAGGAGCTGCGTCACCACTGTTGATCTGTGAGCCAAGAGCGGCACCTTCGTATTTATAACGGAGGGCGAAGGCAAGACCAACTGGACCACTCATGGGCTGAACACCAACGATTTCGTTAGTGATCAACTCAGGGAAGGTACGTCTAATCATCGGAATGAGGATCTTTGGAAGACGGTAATCACCTGGGGCGTAACCGCTGTCGTTTTGTGAAGGGAACTGATTCCCAACATCTGTCCATGAACCAAGAGTGGAACCGGGACCGGCAGTGTTAGCTTCCATGCACCACTTCTCTTGGTTTTCCAAGAGGATAGCGGTGTTTAAGCGAGTATGGTCGTCTTCGATTGCTGCAACATTAGCAGATGTGTAATCCAATACTGGAGCCCACTTCTCTGTTAATAGTTTAGCGCGATCTTCACTGATGTAAGACTGCGAAGGACGAATAGATTTTGACATAATAATATGTATTTCCTTTGTAAATTGTCGACCTTATTGTTTCTGTTCAGGCTTAATGCCTCAGAGAAATTAGTACTTACCTAATTCAGATAGGTAATTATTGAAGGCAGGGTCTTCATTAACTGGCTTGGCTACAGACTCTGCAATAACAGGACGATCCACCTTGGCAGAAACAGCATCATTTACTGCTTCTTCTTTTAGTGAATCAACTTGTTCTTCTTCTGACTTCTCATAAAGCCCCACTGCGTAGTCAAAATTTTC